TCGATCTCCTTCTCGATCGAGAACGTCTGACCGAGCCCGGAATCAAACGACCGAACCGTCTCGTCGACGACGCTCTGCACGATGAGAGCCGCTCGCTTCTGGAGAGCCTTGGCGAGAGCGTCCGAGACCGCCGGCACGGAGATCCGCCCGGCTCCGGTCGCGGCGAGAATCTCGTTGATCCGAGCAGTGCCGACCGACTGACCGCCACGAGCCGCCGACTCGAACGCCGCGACGAGATCCTCGAGCATCTTGCCCGAGACGCCCGCCAGATCCTCGAGGATCTTCCTGATCGCCTTCTCGCGGCCGTTGGCCTTCTGAGGCGTCGATGAGACCTCGCCGGACTCGAGAGCCCTCACGAGCCGCGTCTGGACCTGCTGGAGACCGTCCTCGACAATGGACCGGATCGCCATCGCCGGCGTCTTCCGCTCGCCGTCGCGGATGTCGTCATCAGCGGTCGGCTCGTCCTCGGCAGCCTTCGGTCGGAGCCGGTCGTAGTCGTCCTCGAGCCCTTCGATCGAGAGCCGGTACCACTTTGTTTCGTCCGGCCACTCGTAGACCTTGGCGGCCTTCGTGACCGTCTCGCAGCCGCAGCCGCACGCCTTCTCCTCGATCGGCTCGTCGGCCTTCTCCTCGGCTCGCTCGAGCTCGTCCATCTTCCGCTCCGCCCACGCCGCACCGGCTCCGTCCGGATCAGACGGATCGCCGCCCCACAGCAGCCAAGCGATGACACCGGCAGACGGGTAGTCCCCATGACTTGGATCCGCCGCCGGTGCCTCGAGGTCGACCCTGTGCCGACCGAAGAAGTTCGCCATCCGGCCGACTGTCTCCGGCGACAGGTTCGCCCGGTTCTTGATGTCGCGAGCCCGAGCGACGCCGACCTCGGTGCCGCCTCGACCGTACTCCTCGCGGAGCTTCAGGCCACGCTCGGCGAGTGCCGCCATCTGCTCGGTCGGCTGAAGGTCGACGTCCTCGATCGCCTTCTCATCGCCGGCACGCTTCGAGCCCTCGCACATCGCGTAGGCCATCGCGACGGCTTGGTCGCGGTCGTAGCCCTCGGCAAGCACGACATCGATGCCACGCTCGACGCAGTCGTCAAACGGCTCGCCCGGCATGCGGTGAATCTTCTCTCTTTTCGCCGCATCATCGGCGGCCTTGTCTTCAGCCTCGACCATCCGCTCGGCGACGGATCGTGGGAAGCCGATCTGCTGGAGCATCTTCGTCGCGGTGTAGCCGGTGATCTTTCGCTCGCGAACCGACTGAAGCAGCGAGGACGCGAAATAGCCGTCCATTCCGGCCTCGCCACCTGAGTCGGCGGGATCGGCATCCATGGAGAGCAGCCCACCGCCAAACCCTCCAGCAGCACCGCCGATCGGCTGGCCGCCTACGAGCAGACGATCGGCGAACTCGTCGTCGATCGGCTCCTTGCCTTCCTCGATGCGTGCCTCGTTCGGCGTCCGCCAGCCGCCAGCCACGGCCGTCTGACGCTCCTGGAGCTCGTACGCTCGGTCGGCCGGCACTGGGTTGTCGTACGCGAGGCAGTGCGTGTCCTCGAGCCCGAACATCGGGAGCAGTGTCTGATTGAGCTCTTCCTCGTCCATGCGGCAGAGCGGGAGGATCGTGCCCTCTCGCCACTGCGCGAAGCCGGTCTGAGCCGAGGCGAGGTTCGGATCGTTCGCCTTCAGCATCGACACCGGCACGCCGAACACCGCCGCGATCTCCTCGACGATCTCCTCGCGGCCGGCGAGATCCTTCGGCGGAAAGTTCAGAGGAGTGAACTGAACGTCGCCGGTCATCGCGATGAAGGAGCCTTCCTTCCGAGTGCCGCGAAGCCGGTTCTCGACCTGCTGCTGGAAGCGATCGAGCTGGTCGCCGGTCGGCGAGCCCTTGACGACGACCGCGTAGTCAGGTCGCGCCGAGTTGGCGAACGTCGCGAGGTCCATCTCGTGGATTGCCTCGTTCGCCTGGATGACGCCGTACGCCGCCTCGACCTTGCCGAGCCCGTAGAAGTAGTTCCCAGGGTTCGGCCGGCGGAAGTGGATCACCTCATCGGGCTCGAAGATCTGCTTGTGCTGCGAGTCGACGCCGTAGACGTAGCCCTTGATGAACTCGTCGTCGCACGGGATGACCTCGACGTAGTGCGGAGCCAGCGGCCAGAGCTCCGCCGGCAGCCCGGTTCCCTCGTCGATGATCGGATGCAGATAGGCGTTGCCGGTGAGCTCGCCGTAGAGCACTCGCAGCACCGAAAGATCGAAGCCGTTCAGGAACGGGTTCGCTCGAGCGAGGAGATCCGTGATCGGATGCGAGCCGGTGACCTCCTCGAAGTCATCGCCGTACGCGACCGCCTTCCGCATCACTGACGCCGCCGGCCGCTGCTCGCCACGAGCGTCGCCCATGAGATACGCCTTGCGGTGTCGCGGGATGGCCCGCGTGCCGACCGGCGTCGCGTCCTTCTTGGCGTAGAGGCGGAGCGGCAGCGAGGCGACCGCGTTCGCATTGATCTGAGCCGCCGCATACACCCAGGACCGGAACGACCGAATGCCGGCGACCTGCGAGAACGGAGCACGCTGGGCTCCGTGCTGACCGCCGCTGACGATATTGACGCTCGAGCCGAGGTACTTGTCCGGCGTCGTCTGCCGCTTCTGGAGGAGTCCGAAGAGATCAGAGATCGGCATGGATCAGAGCACCCTAAAGTCGAAGCCGGTCCGCGCGGTCGTATCCAAGCAGCGGAGCGCGAGAGCGAGAGCACACACGCCGTCGTCGTGCATGCCGCTCGGAGCCTCATAGCGAACACCAGTCCGCGTGTATTGATATTCGAATGTCTCACACTCGGTCCGCAGCCAGCCGTCCGGAATCTGAATCCGTCCGGTCTGGAACGCTGATGCGAGACCTTCCATCAGCTGCTGCTTCGAGACCTGCGTGAACTTGAAGCCCTCAACGCGAGGCTGCTTCCGCTGGAGATCCTCGACGATCGGATCGCCGACGCCAGTGGAGTCGATCAACGCCGGCACCTCGCCGAGCATCCGCTCGATGCGTCCGATCGTCTCCGACCACGGTGCCTGCCATCGCTCGAGCAGGCAGACGGAGCCGGCCTCGTCCAGACCGCAGACGACGGTGTAGTCAACGGACTTCGCGAGGTCGACTCCGATCGCCTTCGGCGGGTTGCTCGACTTCTCGGCGATGCACCGCTCGATCGCGTCGAGGCCGAACGGGTTCCCTCCGTCGTCCGCCGGCACACCGAGGAACTCCTGCTCGAAGACCTGCTTCGGGAGTTCGCGTCTAGCGGCCTCGATCTCCTCGTCGCGGATTGTCGGGTTCGTCGTTGTCGGGAGCCGCCAGGACTTCCAGCCGCCGTCGGCGATCTGACCTCGCTCGAAGCAACGGTGAAAGAAGTTCCGGCCCTTCGGCGTGCCGAGGAACCATGCGTCGCCCTGCTTGTCGGCGAGCGTCGCGCGGATCGTCTCCTGCCACGCCGGCCCCAGGTCGCGGACGATCCCGGCCTCGTCGATGATGACGCGGTCGTATCGGCGACCTCGGCCAGCGTCGACCGAGTCGAGCGACCAGAAATCGATCGAGCCGCCGGAGATCAGATCCAGCCGCTTCTCGACGCGGTCGACCTTCACGATCGCAGGACCGAGAGCCTTCTCAACCGCTCGCCAGGGATCGGCGAGGTAGCGGTATGTCGGAGCGAACCAGCCGGCCTCGCCGCCGTCAATCGCGACGTCGATCGCGAGCTGCACGCCGAGATGCGTCTTGCCGAATCGCCGCCCGCACTCGAGGACGTTGAAGCGGCCAGCCTCGCGGAGTACGCGGAGCTGGCCGGCGTGAAGTGCGTCTTCGATCGGCTCGATCGCGATCTTCATGCGTCAGCAAGAACCGCCTTCTCGCCGGTGAGGTTCTCCCATCGCTTGACGATTACGTCGCAGTAGGACGGATCGATCTCCATGCCGAAGCATCGACGATCGAGTTGCTCGGCAGCGACGAGCGTCGTGCCGGAGCCGAGGAAGGGATCGTAGACGATAGATCCGTCGGACAATTTCTGAACTACGTCGGCAACGATCGAAAGAGGCTTGACTGTCGGATGGTC